AGAGGCCAACATTTGCATACGTAATTGTTCTTGTGTCATTTTATATTGTTTTTCTGGGTATAAATATATAAAAAAAAAATTAAGGTTTCAAAGTATTTTATTTTCTTTCAATACCAAAATACATCATAGTATTGTCTTTCCAAAATTTATTTAAAACTGAATCTTCTACTGGGGTGTTAATCCATTTATCTTTTAACCTGTAGTCAGTGTATCCGCTTTTTGAGTCACTATGGGAAACTCTTGTATTTCCATCTCTATCAGTAGAATAATATGTGTTAGCTAGTTCATAGTATGTAGGATCTGGTCTTCCACTTCCATTATCTGTGGTTAATGGGAGTAAATTTTTTCGGTAGCGATTTTTTGCTGCTTCAGCTTCTTCATTACTTTCTTTTTCGTATCTATCTCCCCAATATTTTTTTAAGGATTTATTGTAAATTCTAGTAACTGCACCTTTTTCTTTTGGGGTTAAAGGACGTCCAAGTTTATCTTGAAGACGTTTTTTCATTTCGTATTCAAATTCACCTGAAAATTGATTGTCTCTAGTAAATGGATGATCTTTAAGATATTGGTCTGCTTCTGAAGAGAGATCTAAATCTTCTTTTAATAGCCTATTTTCAGCTAAATATTTTTTTAAATCAAAATTGTCCATCTTATTTAATTATTCCTGCTCGTCTAAGCATTTGGTATTTTTCCAAATCAAATTCTTGCTCTTCTTTTAACGTTGTTTTTCTTGTAAAAAGTTTTGCACGTTGATCTTTGTTCTGAAATCCTGTTACTGTAAGTTTATATTTTCTTTCTCCATCTACTTCAACAGCTTCAATTTCGTATTTTACAGTTGGAACTTCTCCAATTTCTTTTTGGAATACAGTTCTTGCTTTTTCTGCTTTATCTTTTGTATCAGCTGTATAGGATAAAGGTGGGATAACTTCTTTTTCAGGTTTTTGAACGGCTACTGGTGTTTCAGCATCTTGTTCAACATCGATCAATTCAAAACCAACTCCTGCATTGTCCATGATTGTTTTCAATACTTTAGACAAATATGGTTTTGTTTTGTATGGGTTTTCTAGGGTTGAAGGGAAAACAATTTTATCACCTTTTACTACATAGTGAACGTCTTGTTCCAATTTACCACCATATTTTTTTAAGTTGTCTGGTGTTTTCATTGGAAAATAGTTCTTTCCATATGTTCCAACTAAACTTTTTGGAAGCTCTTTACCTGATAGGGTGAATAGATAGTCGTTTAAGCTTCCATCGTTTCCTTCTGCTTGCCATCTTTCATAGCCTGATTCTGCTTCTTTTTCAGTAGCAGTCCATGCTTCAGGTACTCTGTTTTTGATATCGATTAGTTTAAATGCTTTTTCGTCTTCTGAACGGGAATCCCAATCTTTCCAAGCAGCTCCAGCTTTTTGCGCGGGAATTGAAGGTCCGAATGCTTTTATGATAGCTTGTGGATCTCGCATGTTTTGTGCGTAAATACCATAGTTTTTGGTATCGTTTAAAGCAGCTAATGCTTTATCAAGATCAGCGGGTTCTACAGCAAGGTCGTAACGAACCTTTACTTGTTGCATTCCATCCTCTTCTCCTTCTACTTCGCGTAAAATGTCTGTTAATTTCATAATTATAAATATCTAAAAAAGAGGACCCATTACATTGGGTCCCCATATAAATTGTATCGTTTTGTAGGTTCGGGTTGAATTTCTTTTTCTTCGCTCCGAATAGCATACAATTTACTGTCTAAAGGAGCTAAACGAAACTCTACTTTTTCTTGATTTGCTTCAAACCATGCCTCTAAAGCGTCAGTAAGTGACTTATAGATAGTTTCTGTTTTGTCTCCTACTAATTTCCATCTATCTGATGGGGGAACTCTTACTGCTATTAGTTCTAGGTATTCTACTATTTTTGTTTCCATCTTTTATAAGATACGAATTATTTTTTATATTTCCAAATAAAACCTCCGGAAGACTTAGATTTTCCAAGAGCACAATTACTAATTCCTTGATAATTTAATCCAAGTTCAATTGCTGCTATTTTTCCAGCTTCCCATTCTTTAATAAATTGTCCTTGAATAGTATACTGTTCTACAGGTTTTCTTATAGAATGTAAAATACCTCCTTTTAAAGCTATTCCTATATTTGTTTTATGGAAAGAAGATAAAGAACGTCCTTTTAAAGAATTAGAAATTTTAGAATTCCTTTCTCGAGTCATAACTTGATTTTTTCTTTTTTCAGACATTCTATTTCTTATTTCTTGAGAAAAACATTCAGGACCACCACCACCTTTTTTATTATGGTTTACTACTTTAAAACCCCATTGTCTAAATTGCTCTATCCAATATGTTTCAAGTGGGCCCCAATCCTTTCTATTTAAACTATCTACTTGATCTATATAGATGTATTCAATATTTTTTCCATATGTTTTAGCATGTGGGTTTTTTCTTGAATTTTTTGTTTTTCCAATATAAACTTTATTGGGATCGCCATAACAGTTTGTTACAAGATATATCTTTGTCATATGTATTTTCGTATTATTGTCCGATAATACATATTGAAAATATATGGAGAGGCGCAATTTTTTGCGCCTCTTTTATATATCTTTTACATCATTCCACCCATCATCGAAGGATCAAAACCACCTTCTTTTTTATCATCAGGAGAATCGACTACTGTGCATTCCGTAAGTAAAATAGTTCCAGCAATAGAGGATGCGTTTATCAAAGCGTTGCGAGTAACTTTGTGTGGATCTATAATACCTTCTTCTTTCATGTTAACGATAGCTTCTGTTTTAATGTTGAATCCACTCCATACATCATCAGAATGTCCAATTTCCATGTTGATTGGGTACATATCACTTTCAGCGTATCCTGCATTTTTCAAAATAGTTTCAAATGGTTTACCACATGCTCTATAAACTAACTTTTTACCGTAGTTAAAGTCTTCTGAATCGTCTTTTGTAAAGGTAATACCTTCACGAGCATATAATAGAGCTGAACCTCCACCTGGTACAATACCATCTTCTAAAGCACATTGTGTAGCGTGTAAAGCATCGTCAACGCGGTCTTTCTTCTCTTTCATTTCGGTTTCTGTACTTCCACCTACATGAACTAAAGCTACTCCACCTACAAATTTGGATAAACGTTCTTGCAATTTTTCCATTTCAAATGGTGTTTTTGCCGTTTCAATTTGAGATGTAAGTGACTCTACTCGTTCTGTAATTTCAGCTTCAGCACCGTCTCCATCAATAATTGTGGTTTTTTCTTTGTTTATTGTAGCTGTTTTAGCTTTACCTAACCATTCCCAATTGAATTTGTCAAGTTTCATTCCTTTTTCCTTGTCAAACACTTTACCACCTGTTAAGATAGCAATGTCTTCAAGGATCAATTTTCTACGCTCACCAAAATCAGGTGCTTTAACAGCACATACTTTAAGTGTACCTCGCATTTTGTTTACAAGCAATGTTGCTAAAGCTTCTCCATCAATATCTTCTGCGATGATCAACAATGCTTTTCCTTTTTGTGATACACCATCCAAAATTGGAAGCAATTCTTTTACTTGTGTAAAACGGTGGTCTGCGATCAAAATGTAAACATCTTTTAAAGTTGTTGACATTGTGTTGTTGTCTGTAACAAAGTATGGAGATTTGTAACCACGGTCAAATTGAATACCTTCTACAACTTCAAGATATGTTTCGTCTGTTCTTGACTCTTCAATATAAACTACACCTTCACGTCCTACTTTTTCCATAGCGCGTGAAATCAATTTTCCAATTTCTGGGTCATTGTTTGCTGAAATAGTAGCAATTTGTTCTAACTGTTCTTCAGATGAAATTTTTTCTGAATTGTCTTTAAGTGTTTTAAGTACTTGTTTTACTCCAGCATCAATTCCACGTTTGATTTCAACTGCATTTGCTCCTTCGTTAAGTTTGGAAATACCACCTTTAACCAATTCACGTGCTAATAAAGTTGAGGTAGTTGTACCGTCACCAGCATGGTCTGCTGTTTTAATAGCTGCTTGTTTTACCATTTGTGCTCCCAAATCTTCAATTGGGTCTTCTAAAGATGCAATTTGTTTTGCAACGCTTACACCATCTTTGGTTGAAACAACCATACCGTTTTCAGTGTACACAACGTTTCTACCATTAGGTCCTAGTGTTGCTACAACTGCATCTGCTAAGGTATCAATACCTTTTACCAGTTTCTTACGTGCTTCTGGTCCGAATTCAATTATCTTACTCATTGTCTGTTATTTTTGCTAAAATTTGTCTTTCATTTCCAATATAATACTCGTCCCCTTCAAATTGCAATTTTGAAAACCCCATTGTAGGTAGGATAACTACATCTCCTACTTTAACGTTTGTTGGGATAAATCCAATTCCTGCCATTTCTACTCCAGGACCAACTGCAACTACAGTTCCTTGTTCGTTTCTGTCTTTACCCGCATCTGGGATAAAAATACCACCATACATGGTTTCATCGTTTTCAAGCGGTTTTACAATTACCGCATCAAATAATGCTTCTAATTTTTTCATAACTCTACTTTGTTTAATATTGTTTCCATTCCTTCCTTAACTACATTCCAAGTAGTAATATACTCTTGAATTGAATTGTATTCTACTTGGTTTTCATAGAATTTTTCTTTTGCAACACGATTTAAGGCATTTTTAAAGCTACTGTAGTAGCCTACTACTTTTTCAGTTTCTTTTCCAGATGCTTGTTTGCCACCAAATCCTCGCGTAGCAATAGATTTTTCTATTACTGTAAAATTTGTTGAATCTTTTACAATGTAAAATGGTTCCATTGAAGGATCCTTAATTGTACATAAGTTTGACTGTGGGTCATTTTCGTCCCTAGCAGGACGTCCTCTGCGTTTTGTTTCTTGCATAACTAAATTTAAATTTATAACTGTAATATACTAAAACTATTTTGAATTACCTAATTCTATTATACATACTAGAAAGCACTTTCTTCTTTACGAACCATATAGTACTCGCACGTTGTATCTTCTGACTTAAACTCCAGTTTCATTAGACCCTGGTAGCTCAAATAGATGTTTCCACTTTCTAGGTCTTTATTTTCCTTTAAAATGTTTCTAAACATGTCTGAGTTGAAAGGTATTTCAACTTTTTCCTGTTTGATTGTACCATACATTTGGTAAGTGATTTTATTGTTGTGGCCTTGCTCGTCTCCAAATGTAAATACACACATATTGTCTCCGTTCATGTCAATGTCAATGGTAAGCGTCATTGAGCCGATACCTGTTAAAGCGTTTTTTGCTTTAACTAAATTATCAACAAATTCTTTTTCTAAAGGTAAAACTGCATCCCATTCTGGTTCTGTTACGGAACCTACTTTTCCAATCAAAAGTGGATCAGCAAGTGCATAGGTCAAATTAAAAGCATTGTCTGCAAAATGCATTTTAGTGTAAACGTTTTTACCCTTTTCTAAACTAAACATTAAATCACCTTGAGTGATGCCTAGTAGGTTTAGCAATTTTTTAGTGTCAAAGATAGCCAATTCACTGTCTTCAACATCAAAATTTGTGTGGGTAATTTTACCTATGACTTCTTTGTTTACAGACATAAAGTCAATGGTAAGTGTTTTGTCTTTGATTTTCCACTTAACGGACTCGTTTTCGCCTAAGTAGTACTTGTTTATAACCGATTGTAAAACTATTTTATTAACCATATGTTAAAGATAAAAAAAAGCCTGCCAATAGGCAAGCTTTTCTATAAAGTATTTTTAAGATTTTAGTTGAATAATTTATTGTAATAATATTCTCCGTGATCTTCAGCAGTTGAGATTGAGCTATCTTTAGTATCATTAGCACGTTTCCATGGTGCATAAGTTTGATTGGGTGTCATTCTCGTCTCTAGCGGGACGACCGCGTCGTTTGGTTTCTTCCATAACTAAATTTAATTTATAACTATAATATACGAAAACTATTTTGAAAAACCTAATTTTTTATAATAAACTTAATAAATTAAGTATCTCATCATATGTGTCCATATCAATTGGATCACCCTCACCTGATCTCATATTTTTGTATTTAGAGAGGGCTTGTTTAATGATTCCCATTTGAGATGAAGAAGATTCTTGGATATTTTCTTTACTTTCTGTTAAATATTTTTTTAAATCGAAATTGTCCATTTTATTTTATTTTAGTTTCTGATGATAAATATATAAAAAAAAAATTAAAATTTCAAAGGATTTTATATTCCCAAATAAAACCACCAGCTTGTTTTTGTTTTCCTGAAAGGCAACCAGCTATATCTCCAGGTCCTAGCCATTTTTTAGCTTCGGTTCTTCCAACCCATTCTTTTATAAAATTACCTTCTAAATCATATTGAAGGATAGGTTTATTATTGCGAGTTTTCCCTTTACTTGAATTACTAATATTTTGTTTATGTTGTTCTGTTTTTGGGATACCTTGGAGTTTTATTCCAGTTTGTGGTTTTAATTTACCTTTGTTTCCTTCACTTATTTTTTTACCTCTGGTTGGGTGGGATGAGATTTTTTCTCCAAATTCTTCCCCTCGGTTTTTTCCTTTCCAAAAACTAGGTTTACCTGTCATAGATTTACTTATTTTTTGTTTGGTTTCTTCTGATAAAGGACCACCCCCAGTATCATGTAAGTTACAAAATAAAACTTGTTTCCAATTCCCCTTAACCTGATCAAGGAAGTATTGTTTCCAATATGTTTCTCTTTTATTTAAATGTTCTAGGGAACATTCTTCTATAATTTCAAATATATGGTTTTCCCATCCATATTTTTTAAAAGAATTTGTTAAAACAGGGCCTACACTATTTTTATATGAGTTAAAATATCTATAAACTTTTTTTCTTGCTTCTATATTAATACTTTGACCAATGTATATTTTACCTTTTAGGTTTGTAATTTTATATATTCCTGTCATATGCTGCGTTTCCTATAAATATTAAAGCAGCTGTTAAAAGTTAAAAAATTTTGCTCGAAATTGGTTAAGGGTTAGCTCCCAACCAATATCAGAATAGAGTGATTCAAGCTTATTTCTAATCACACTATCAAATAATCCATCTCTGTCAATATATTTGTTTACTAACTCTACAATTTCAGGAGCATCATTATATCCATTTAATCCAACTACCGTTAATTGATATGGGTTAGGTTTAAGAATTGCTATGTACATTTTATCTCCAATTGTAAATTCGGGATACTTTACAGTTAAACCTTTAAAACGTAATATATCATTTGTAGCTATTGCTGCTTTCGTATTAACGGGACATTTTAGTTTCAATTTAGAGAACAATTCACCAGCCATAGGTTTACGCTCAATATATTCACCCATTTTTTTCAGTCCAGTTGGTTTAAGCAACTTAATCCACTCTACCGTTTGCATTGAATTTTTAAAGTCCATTACATCCTTATCTATTTCTTCTTTTGATTTACTGAATAGAATGTTTTTAATTAGCTCTTCTCCAAAGTTTCTAAAGTATGGTGGAAAATTAGATTTCATAATGTCCAATCCCTTCATCTCTAGTTCCTCAATTGGCACACCTTCTTTGTTTACAATATACATTGCATAACGGCGCTTACCGGACCAATACGCTTTTTCAGCGATTACCTCTTGCTTTAACACGAAGTGGTGTTTGCCGTGCATATTGAACAGATCTTGCGTGATATTGTTTAGATTGTTGTTGGCTACTGTTTGAAGTTCCTCTGTCAAAACCAGCAATCGTTTAATTTTTTCTCCACGATCATTGTAGTCTAAATCAAGATTACGTTTTTTAAGTAAATCCGTTAACTCCATGTAAAGTGAATCGGTATCTGAAGCGATCACAAATGGTTTCAAATCAATTTCAAGTTGATCAGATATGTATTGGTTTACAAAAGATATACTTTCACGCGTTAAGCGTTGACCGCTGTTGGTAATACCTGCAGAACATATTTTAAATCCATCAGTAAAACGCCATGAATTAATTGCATACGTACCATATAAAGCGTTTTGTAAGATTTTAAATGCCATTTGGTACAAGTCATATAGTTTGTAATTTGCCCAATCTTCTGCTTTACCTGCTGTTTTCTTAAGTGCTCGATAATGTTCTCGCTGATCGAACCAATCCTCTAGTACTTCACAAGCAATACTTTTCTTATCTGTTGTAAAAAACGCTCCACTAGCTGAAATAGTCCATTGATTATCTTCAATTAAACGAATTAAAGCACCTACTGTTATAGTAGCATCTTTAAGTTGATATGAGTATCGGTTTAGTTTTTGTACCTGTATTTTTTCTTCAGGGTCACGTTTTTTAAGTTGCTCAAGTGAATTGTATTGTTCATAATTGTCTTTTGTAACAATTCTACCTACTAACGTTTCAACACCTAAATTAAGGGATTTTATAATCGAAGGATATAGTGAGGTAAAGTCTAAGTCGGATACATCCGAATATAGTCCTGGAATAGGGTCAAGTAAATATCCACCTGCGTAACTGTCTTTTTTCTTAACTGTTCTAGGGTTGCGGGAAATATACTTTCCAGCCATTGTTTTGACTATAATTTGTTTGTCTTCAAAGCTATACACCGTGCCTTCAATTGTAGGAGTACCTCTTTGATGTACTACGTGATCGCCTAACTCTAAATCTCTAATCGATGGATTTGTAGTTGTTGGTTTGTTTGGTGCGATAATACCTTTACGTTTTAGGTATGTTAAAATAGCACCTTCATTTAACGCTGTATTATAGTAGATCGATTCATATGGTGTATGGCATAGGTGAGAGATCAAAATTGTCAATTCAATAAACTTTAACTTTTCCTCTAATGCTTCTATAATTTCAACGTCTCGAATGTTATAGTCTATAAATTTGTTTGGGTCTTCTCTAAACAATGTGTCAAGATTACCATTGTATTCTATCTTACCTAGTTTAGCATACTTTGTTCCAATATCACCTAACTTGTAAGATGGTTCTTCCTTCATGATATACTTGCGAAGCAAGTGCATAAAATCAAGACAGTTAACTAAACCAATTTTAATTGGGGAGTTTGGTTGGGATGGTACCTCTTCAATTTTACCTACAGGAGATAAACGGTTTACTTCATCTCCTAAACGCTTTTTAATTCTGTAGTACAAGTACGGAATATCAAAGAAATCACTGTTATAACCTACTACAATTGTAGGATCCATTTGTTCCCACTTCAATAAAAACTTACGTAACAAAGTGTTTTCATCAGGACAAGGTACAATTACTTTACCATCTGAATTTAGCTCCTCTATTTTATTGTCTTTGTCTAAGATGAAACATATTTTTTCTTTAGTGGAAGTGTCAATCAAGGCAATTGCTGTAACTTCAGCATTTGCTTCTTTAATTGTTTGTGGAGTAAGGGCACCTAAAATTTCAATCTCAATATCTAGATAAACTGTATTGTGATAAGAGGGCATTTCATCTGTTTCGAAATACAAATCCCTTAACAGTACAAGTTCACGATCAATATCTTTTTCTAAAATAGTAGGATCTTTTTTATCGTATTTGCCTTGAAGAGGAGAACATCTATCACCAAATAGTGTTTCAAATTCCCCATCTTCATCGAGCTTATATAGAGTGGGCCAATATTGGAATTTGTGTATTCCTTTTTTATCGTCCCTGAGATAGTAGTGCCACTGATCTTCTCCGGGTAATCTATTATAGAAAACCGATTGATACATAACTTTTATTTAAATTTTACTTAAAGAACTGGGTTAAATCAGGTCTAAAGTAGTTAATATTTTTCATGACTTTGCGATCACGTGTTCTATAGACGATATAATATTTACCAACCTGTTCATAGTGACATGGTTCCTTTTGCTCTGCGGAACGTACTCTAACGGTTTCTTGTGCCTCTTCTTCACTAGAACAAGCTTTACTAAGATTTGACGCTTGTACCTCTTGATATGCGGGCCATACTTTATCCTTAAGACCATGTAGCATAGCGCCGTTACCAAGCGAGACGTAGGTAATGTCACATAAAGCATCAAGCACTTCAACAATATTGTTTGTCTCACAAGCATGTTTATATTCCTCGAGTTCTTCCAAAATAAAATTATAGACAAACATCCACTCCTTCTCGTCGGGAATGACCGGGTTATAATTATTGGGTTTTCCCATAACTGCATTGAACTCTTCAACTTCTGATACGAAAGGTACATAATTTGCTTTTATGTTATTAATCTCGACATTTAATCTAGACCATTCCTTAATCACATCATCTCCAAGTTCAATTTTAGACATTAGAGAAAGATCAGCTACTTGGTTTGATAATAATGAAATTAACTCAGCTTGTTTTTGTTCTAACTCTGTCATATTAAAATGGTGTTTTATCGTCTGAACTATAAAATTTTAAGTTTCTTAAAGATTCAAGTTTATTTTCAGCATCAGTAAGTTGTGTTACAAACTTATCCATTTCTTCAAGATGTTGTGGATGTTCTCCAATACCAACTGAACTTTCAAAGTAAATTGCTAATGTTGCTTTTGCTTCTGCAATTTGGGCTAAATATTTTGACTCTAAAGCCTCATAGAGTAATTGTGATTTATACATAACTTTTAAATTTGGTGTCCACCATTATTAATTTTAATACTATCGAAAAATTCTTTACGTGCTTGGTTATCATTTTCCATGAATACACCTGATGCTTTAGTAGTTACCATTGAAGCACCTTGGTGTTTTATTCCTCTGCAAGATACGCAATTGTGAGTTGCTACTACTGTAACGATAATACCTCTATTTCCTTCACATACTTTGTTTACTGCGTTGTGGATTGCTGAGGTTAGCTGTTCTTGAATGGCTCCTCTACGAGCAAACAATTCTGCAATACGGTTTAGTTTAGATAAACCAATTACTCGTCCACCTTCTCCAACTACATAACCAATATGAACTACTCCTCCAATTGTTTGGTGGTGGTGTGAACACATTGAAGTAATTGGAATATTTCGCTCGATTACAATACCATCGTATCCGTCTGATGGAAATGAAGTAATATCTGACATTGCAGTATATCTGCCTTCCCATAAATCAAATACATAGGCTTTTGCTACTCGACGAGGTGTTTCCATTGAATTTGGATCGTTTCGCCAATCACATCCTAAAGCATCTAGGAATTGACCATAAGCAGCTTCTGCTTTATCAACCATATCCCATTTTTGCTCGTCTGTAAGTGGAAAATTAGGTGCAACTCCATTTGCATAACCTACTTGTACACATTCTAGTTCTGTGTGTTTTTTTCTACGTGTGTTTTCTGACATATAACTTTAATTTGTTGTAAATATAAATAAGTATTTTGGGGTATCCAAATATTTTTAAACACCCCTTTTAGTATCAAATGCTATAATGTGATCTCTACCAGTCATATTATATCCTTTTTCAGCACACATATCAAAAACTACTGGATACATTTTAACTAACTCTTCTCTTGTATCGCCAGCAGGCATAATAAAAGTTTTGTCTTTTGGTATACTGTGTAATACTCTAAATTCTTCAATTTCATTTAAGTTTTCTTCAGTACCATTCCAAACTGGTTTGTAGTGATAGTCTTTATGATATGCTATAGTTTGTTTTATAGCATCGTGTTTTAAACGATACTTGTTGTGTTGGTCAACCATTTTTTGATCGGTAATAACACCTTGTGGTGTGGTAACTCCCAATACAGGAACAGAATTAGAAAACTTAGGGCTAAGGGATATAAGATCAATAGGGTAATCAGTTTCGAGAAAATGAGAACCTTCAGTCTCAATAGTGACAATAATACCTCTTTCATGTGCAAAGTGTGTTAATTCATTAACTATCCTTCT